ATTTCTCTTTTCTGTCTTGTGAGAGCATGTCAGCTCGTCCTGCGTATATTCTGTTGTCACATGCCATCCGATATAGTGTCTCGGTCGTGATTCCTAAATCTTAGTTGATCTAAGGTTCACAGACGTAATCTGCTGATGAGTGATTGTTCAATGTGTAGACATGATGGGCACATGCTTAGTGCAAAAGAGATTCATTCAATTCTTGTCCACCTGTTAACTTGTCAAGACTAACTGCTCGCATGCATTCTACAAGTGACGAAAGCTTCTCTAGTCGAAGACTGTACAGAAGCGCACCGAGATACACTTCGGGGCGATAAAGGTATGCCAGGTTTCTGCTGTTTGTGTGTTGTTTCTTCGTGAGCACTTTCCTCAAATCTCTATACATCTTCCATGAAGCAATTGTGCCGTCTGGTGCGGATGATTTTTTGGAACAAAATTCTACTTCCCAGAATGCTCCAACATCTATCTACTTCACCACTTGGCCCAATCCTACTGTTTATTCTTAAGCACTGCGTGCTGTCAAGGAGGATATAGATTCGACCACCTTCTGCTCCAAGCTGGGATCAACCCAGGCGACAGTGTCGTCACCCGATGCAATTACACAAATTTTGTCACTCTACCAGGGTTTGTCCACTCCGGCTTGTTTGATGTAGTAATACATGTATGCTATCGACCGGAGAGTGTTTCCTAGGGTTGTCCTTGTTGATAGTCCGCTAAATGTAGTGCCATTTATCTCCAATCGGGCTATGTTGTCGAATGGTCTCTCCTGATAGTCACGGGTCTCTCTTCTGTATTCCTAGATCTCTTCCTCACTCCACGGATCATCATTTATTCCTGGCGCATCGATGTATAATGTATTCATGGTGGAGAGCAATGAAGTCATCATGGCAGTTGCAATGTCATGTGGATCACGGGTGTGTACCAAACCTTAGCACTGGAATTCGCACCATTTGGTGACCAATTTCTCTATACGACGGAAAAATTCATTCTCGACTATGTCCTACAACTCTGCGAACTGGCTGGCATCGAAGGCTGAACCATCCACACTAATAGCACGGAAATCTGGTTGGATTCGAGCAGTCACATTGTTTACTATGTCGGCCGATGTAGCTGAATGAATGAATTCGGGCAGAACACGTTTGAGTGGGCCAAAGAGGGAAGCCTGAAATGACTGCATGGGTCCAATGCCTGAAGGAGTAGGAGGCATGATACAACGTGGCCTGTCCGAAGTTTTGTTGTTGTATCCATCGACACTCTCCTCTTGTTCTGCGGTATGTTCATACACCTCTCCCGACTTTACCATGGGTCTAAATTTGCCGACGAAATTGTTGTATTTGGTGTCTGTGAGCATGCGTACACATCCATCAATGTATCTTAGTTTCTTTTCGCGTGAGAAGCTTTGCTGATTGTCGATATAGTCGAAACAGTCATTAGGAGTCCATGCCTCAACGAAACTGTCGATCCAATCATTCATCCATTCATTTACCATCTTCCTGAACTAATACACATGGGGTTGGTCCGGCATAACCATACAGCTGAACTGGCGTTGTGAGAGAGAGTATATCAGATTTTGGAATGATTTGTGATCGTATTCATGCGTGTAAACTCTTTCACCAGTCTGCTTGTCACAAACGATTGAACCAGCCAAGGTCTAATAGTATGGTACTTTGGCTTCTTCGTCGCGTGGTATGAGGACACCCTTCCTGATAGTCATTGGTTAAGGGTACTTGTCGTACAACACCCGCCAGTTGTGCAGGGTGTTGCGGGTCCTTTCTTCCTAACCGGGTATGATCAAGCAAGGATTGATGGCTTCCATTTATTCAGCATCGGGTTATTTCACCCAGAAGTATGTACCAGCTTCCTCTAGTTCAACATTGCTAGGAGCTTCGTCGATTACTTTAGGCAATTTTTCGAATGTAGCCTTGATTTGTGATTCTACTAGTTTCCGAGCTTCCAGAGAATTGTTGCTGAATGTCAAAACTTGCTCCAGTACTCTTTTTGGTTTCAAAGGCTTGGTATTTGCACTTACTCTAGCTGCTATTGCACTCATATTAATTGGACTTGCCTTCTCTTCCTTTCCTGCATATATATCTGAACTGGCATATGTTGTCGATTGATTCGTGACTGTCGAAGCAGGGATTGTGGCTTCATCATCTAGAGGGTCATCGTCAAAGCTCAAAATTCGTTGCTGTTGGACACTTGATTCCATTCTTGCTGCTGTTGTACTGGTGTCTGTAGTAGTGTCCTCCTTTACCTCATCAGCAGCAGTCTATGCGCGAGCTGCAATGACATCTATATTGATGGGATCTGCTGATTTTGTTTTCCCGGCATATACATCAGAGCGTACACATATTGTCGACTTAGCTGGAACTATAGAGACTGGGATTGTGGCTTCAAAGAGTGGGGAAGAGGTAAAACATTTACGTAGTGCTGATTGCAGACAAACATCTACGGTTCTCCCTGCCACCTTCATGAACATGCCTTATTCAATCAACCTCGATATGTTTGTCTTCAGAGAAGCAGTCGATTCGGAATGTGGTTCCAGTGGTGTGTAGTCACGGAATAAGGACCAAGCGCTGCCTTGTGGCATCATCATGATAGCAAGCTCCAGCACTTTCTTTGTATAGTGTTCACGTGTGACCCCGGAATCTTGTATGCGCTTGCGAAGAGCAGATGCAAAAGC